GGGGGGAATGTCTGAAACCACTATTAAGACACAGTTAGAAAAGGGAGAGATCACTTCTGATCAGATCAAGGTAGTTGGCCGACGTGGTGGGCACAGCGTTGTCTTAGACGATGGTGACATATCAGGTAAAGACCAAGTTATTAGAATTAGAACTGCCAAAGGTCACCAAATCACAATGAGTGATGACGGTGATTCATTCTATATCATACATGCTAACGGACAGACATGGCTCGAGCTCGGCAAGGAAGGTACTGTAGATGTATTTTCCACAAACTCTGTCAATGTGAGGACACAAGGCAGTATCAACCTACATGCTGACAAGGAAATTAATATGTCAGCAGGCACCAAGATCAATATGTATGGTAAGCAAGAAATAAATTTAGAATCGTTGACATTAAATCAACGAGGAGACACAGATATCAAGTTATACAGCAAGTCTAGGATATCAGCTAGGTCTGATGGTGTCATCGCACTTCAGGCAGACAAGACAACCAGTATTAAGGCAGGTGATTCTGTTCCAATTGAAGCAGGATGTATAAATCTTAACGGAGGCGGTGGTTTACCAGCAACACCAGTTAAAACCATACGTAAAAATAAACTACCTGACACTAAATTTAATGATCAAACAGGTTGGCAAGTTGAAACCGGCACGTTAGAAACCATTACAAGCAGAGCACCAACACACGAACCTTATCCATATCACGGACTAGGAATAGAAAATTCAGCAGATCTAGGAGCAGAAACAGTTTCGTCAGCACCCGCTAAAACACAGGCTAAAATTGAGCAGGCACTGGCCAAGACACCTGACGGAATAGGACTGGACCAATATACAGCACAGGCCAAAGCAACTAAAGGCATAGGTACTTTAAATGTTGACCAGACCACAGGAATAATGGCACAGTTAGGCAAAGAGACCAATCAACGCTTTGACGAATTTTCTATAGAAAACGGTCTAGGTAAGTTTGGACTCAGTCCAACGCAGTTAGAAGAAACAGGTTATCTCAAACCAGGAACAACAGCAAACTTCTTATCAGACCCATCAAGAACATCAACTGACGCATTTGGTCGGACTAAAACTGACTTTGAAAAAGTGCTGTCAAACACCAATGTCTGGACCAACAAAGGAGGAGCAGAAAATCTCACAACATTCCTCAATTCACAGAGTACACAGGATAGAGTAATACAAGATGTGTATTCAAATGACCTTAGCAAATTAAAAGCTAATGGAGTCCTTAAAGGAACTGAATCGCCAGAGGATATTGCCGGTATTCTTAATGCTAGTGCCAGGTACGGTAATGACAAGGTGATAGCGTGGACTAACAACAGTCAGGATATCTCCCAATCATTGTCAAACGACATGAGCCAAACTTTGAGAAATGCTCAATACTCAACAAAATTCGTTGACACTAAGATAACACCTGATCTCAGTGGCTTTAGTTCACCCGGCGGGTATGCTAATACGACACAGAGAAGCGGTATTGACAGTGCCGCCGAGGCATTTAGCAGTAGCGGCAAGGTTCCGTACCCTAAATTTTAATAGATAAATATTAGCATGGCTACTTATATTGGATTCAATACTATAGGAAAGAAGAGAAAGTTTACTCTCACGGATTATGATCTCGTGGTGCGTGACGTTCTCAATAGTCTATTGATTAGGAAAGGCGAGAAGTTAGGACGTCCAGATTACGGAACAGATTTATGGGGTCTAATATTTGAGCCATTAACTGACCAAGTACTTAAACAGTTACAACAGGAACTAAGAGAGACCATCCAACAAGACCCTCGTGTTAGATTTGAAGACGCACAGGCGTATACTCAGCCTAATGGCATTCTAGTGGAACTATTCATAACAGTTCTTCCAACATCAGAACAACAACGACTAAGTTTGTTTTTTAACAAAGACGAACAGACACTACAACTAATATAATATCTCCGTATTAAATTATAAAGTACGCAGTTATCTAAGGTGATAAATACTGGATAACAGAGAGACACTATGGCTAAGACTACAAGACAAACAGCAATATTTGGTGCGGAGGATTGGAAGAAGTTATACCAAACATTCCGTGAAGCAGACCTTCAGAGCTACGACTATGAGACCTTAAGAAAGTCAATGGTTGACTATCTCAGATTGTACTACCCTGAGACATTCAATGACTATGTGGAGTCATCAGAATTCGTAGCATTATTAGATCTCATAGCATTTATGGGACAGGGCCTGTCGTTCCGTAGTGACCTAAATACCAGAGAAAACTTCCTTAGCACTGCCGAACGTAGAGATTCAGTAGTCAAGTTAGCAGAGCTTGTTGGATATACACCCAAACGTAACACCAACTCAGAGGGGTATCTAAAGGTAACCAGTGTCACAACTACCGAAAGCGTAATAGATTATAATGGTTTTAATCTATCCGGACTAACAGTTAATTGGAATGATCCAACAAACGTTGATTGGTATGAGCAATTTGTTTCAATAATGAATGCGGCATTTGTCTCTGGACAACGTGTAGGTCGATCAGCCAACCAACAAGAAATATTAGGTATCACAACAGACGAATATGAATTTAACGTAGCGGCCGGATATCTACCAGTGATACCATTCCAACAAGAAGTAGATGGTAGAAGCATGGCATTTGAAGTAGTGTCGGCAACATCGGTAAACAAAACATTCATATATGAACCAGCACCACAGACGAACGGTCAGATGAACGTGCTGTATCGCAACGACAAACTAGGGTTTGGCAGTGCTAAAACTGGTTTCTTCTTTTACTTTAAACAAGGTTCATTGATCAGCCAGGACTTTACTGTACAGGAAAGGATAGCCAATAGGTCTGTAGATATTGACTTAGATGGAGTTAATAATAACGACGTCTGGCTTTTTGAAGTAGAGAATGAAGGACGAAGCCTAACTGAATGGAACAAGGTAGACAACATCTTTGGAGTGGGAGCGACACCAAGCACGAACAACCAATTAAGACGTGTGTTCTCTGTCAAGTCTAGAGGCAACGACCAAATTAGTTTAGTATTCGGAGACGGAGTTTTTGCTAAACAACCAGTAGGAACATTTAGAACGTTTCTACGTTCGTCAAACGGACTAGAATATGTCATAGACCAATCTGATCTACAGAACGTACAGATATCATTGCCTTATGTCAGCAAGAACGGACGTAACGAAACATTATCATTTACATTAAGTCTAGAGACAACAATCACAAATGCCAAGTTTAGAGAGAACTTGAACGAGATCAAAACCAGAGCACCTTCAAGTTACTACACACAGAACAGGATGGTCAATGGTGAGGATTATAATAATTTTCCATACACACAATTTACTTCGATATTAAAATCAAAGGCAGTAGGAAGATCAAGTATTGGTCTGTCAAGATATCTTGATTTGTTAGATCCTACAGGGAAATATTCCAGCACAAACACATTCTGTTCAGATGGTATGATATATAGAAATTATGAGGATCCTAATTTTACATTTACATTTGTTGACAACAATGATATTTCAAACGTATTAGTAAATCAATTAGAGCCAGTGCTATCATCTAGGGCATTTACACACTTCTATCATGACAAGTTTGTAAGACCAAGCCTAACCAGTATTGACATATTATGGCAACAAGCAACATCAACAACAAACCAGTCAACTGGATACTTTAAAAATAGTTTAGAGAACACCGTTCCTGTTGGTGGTACAGTTTCAAACAATGCTAAATTTATTGATCAGGGAAGTTTAATTAAATTTGAGCCACCAACAGGATATTTCTTTGACAGTAACAATAGATTAAAAGCAGGCACACCAAGTGGAGCGAACGAAAAATTGGTCTTATGGTCAACAATCTCAGCGTTAACACTGGACGGTACTAATTTTGGTAACGGTAATCTAAGTGACGGATCCGGACCGGTAACATTGAATCAATTTGTTCCAACAGGAGCCATACCCACAGAAGTCATTGCCAAATTGGTCACTGATTTGCCGTCAGCATTTGAAACATCAATGATCGAACAGGTTGAGCTATATAGAGATTTTGGCATAGGTTACGACAACGCAACATCATCATGGTATTTAATAACAGCTGACAACCTTGACAAGGATGCCGCTTGGTCATCATCATTTGCTAAGAATATTGACAGATTACAGCGTGACGCAAGTTGGTTAGTTCAGTTTACCACAGATGGTGAGACATACACTGTAAAATATAGAAATCTAAACTATTATTTTGCGAGTGTACAGGAAAATAGATTCATATATGATACGAAAGATAAGATATTTGATCCTAAGACAGGCAAAACTGTTAATGATCTTGTT